CTAACGCCAATATATGAGCGCACTTATGTTCGTGCGAAATTTCTGAATGATCAGTATCTACTATATTACTCTCTGGGTGCGCCCAGTCAACTGTAAAAAGGTACGCCCCAGGGTGTAATTTCTTATCTTTTCCAAAATATTTGCCAGATTGGCCGTCTAGAATATCGTAAGAAGTGACAGCAGGATAATAGCTAAAACAATTCCAGAGCTGAAGTTCATCAAGTCGTCTTCGTGGTACGTCTTTGACTTTAAAACCCCGTTGAATAAACGCGCTAATTGGTAAGCGGTAAAATACTGCACCGTTTTCCATAATAGCATGGAATAGTATAGGACGTCCTGTGATGCTTGCCAGGCCAAATATAATACAGTCTTCAACTTCTCCATAGTGATCTTTAAGATCATAGAGATATTCTCTCCTGATCTGTGAATACACCACAGGAATGTTTGCATTTAGATAAGCCATAGCAAGTCATAAATTAGTTTACTAAATTAATTAGTATGATTATAGCCACAACTGCAACAATAACTACTTTTTTATTAGCTACAGCTAGAGCCCATACTTGTTTTACTTTGTCCATAGTTTCCTCCATTTTTATTTTATTATACCCCAATTTTTACCTTTTTTATAGTTAACTTTATTTTTAATTTCAAGCATTATAGTGCTTTCCATTATCTTTTTAACTGTTTGTATATCTTCTTCTGATTTAACTGATAAACAAAGTTCATCGTGTATTTGTATGTGTGGTATAATTCCTTTCTCATACAAATCTACCATAGCTTTCTTCGTCATGTCCGCTGCCGATCCTTGAATTAATCTATTCAAAGCTTTGTAAGTAAATGCAGGCGTATAATATTTTTCAAAGTGATCCATATAATCTTTGTCCACTTTGTTTTCTTTATACTTCTCTAGAATTTCAGCCTTAAAAGCTTGTCTTGCTTCTTGTTCCGTGTACAGTGGTACTTCATTAAACCTATTTGTCTCTGGATTCCATTCTCTATCAGTAGTTTCCCACTTATTGAATCTGCAGAATCTGTCATGCAAAGTAAATAATAATCTATTATCTTTTGCAAATTGAATAAGGTCTTGCGAAAGCTGTCTTACGAATGGCACCTTGTTATGATATTCATCAAATAACTTTCTTGCGTTTACTCTGTCTAAACCTAATTCTTTTTGTAATTTTAATTTACCCATACCATAGAATAAACCTAAATTAATTGTTTTAGCTTGTGTTCTAGAAATTTTTGCCATGTCAGCAACAATCTGATGAAAGTCTGCATCTTCTTTATCAAACTCTTCATGTAATTCATCTGTTCCTGGTAAACCTAACTTGATAGCGTAGTGGACCACGATCCGTGGTTCTTGTTGCGAGTAGTCAAGACTCGTCCATTCGTGTCCTTCTTCTGGTAAAAACATTTCTCTCATCTTTTTACCCATGTATCCTCGCGCTGGAATCTGTTGTAAATTAGGATTTGACATTGAAAATCTTCCAGTAACTGTTCCTCCACTGTCTGATCTAATTTGATTTATATCTGCATGTATTCTACCATTGTGTACATAATCTAATAGACCATCTACAAAAGTGTTTGCCGCTTTATCGTATTCTCTTGCTTTTGCAATCATACGTAAACATTTATTCTTATGTGTTTTTAAATAATCTTTTGGAAGTTGTGGCATTTTAGATTTAGGTGTAACTTTGTAATCTTTTATATCTAAGTGATCTAATAAAATTTTAATAGAGGATGCTGCCCATATATCTATTTTCTTAGTTGTTCTTTTTCTAATTGCAGTTACGATTTGATCTCTTCGTTTCTTGAGGTGGTCGCCAAACTTTTTAGCTTTTTGGACATTTATTCTAACTCCTTTAAATTTCATGTCAACTAAACAAGGAAATAATTTTGTTTCTAATTCAAATATTTTTCTACAAGTCTTTTGCTCTCCGTTTTCTTTAGTGTATAATACTTCGTCTAATTTTTTATCAAATAAATTCCATAATTTAAAAGTTAAATCTACATCTTGTTTTGCATAATCTTTTACAATAGATGAAGGTAGTCTGTGCATGTTGGACATAGGGTCCTTAACCATACCTCCAGACCATTCTAAAGTCTTTTGTTGTAGATCATATTTATATTTTGAGTCACCAATGTAATCTTTACTTAAAGCATCTAAAGAATATCTAAATCTATTTTCATCAATAACGGATGCAGCTATCATAGTATCTACAATCCTACCTTTTATCATAGAGCCTGTAACAGCTCTAATCCAGCAAACATCGTACATTGCATTATGAAATACCTTTGTAATTTTTTCATTCTGAAATATTTTTTCGTTTAAAACCTTCCATATCTTTAGTTTTTTACCCATGGTAAGTTCTGTATCTGAGTGATGTAATGGAAAATAAGAGGTATCTTTACCTGTGGCAACGGCAATACCACAAATAAAACCATCATTTCTAATAGCGCCTAATCCTTTTGTTTTTAAGTTTGGATCGTATGTTTCTATATCAACAGCGACAGTATCAATGCCTTTTAAATCTAAATCTTCTGGAGTATTACACATTATTTATCCCCCATGAATTTTTTGTTTCTTTCACTTCTTCTTTCACTTCTTCAGGATAGTCTCTATCAATTGCCATGTCAATATAATGTTTTGCTTTTAACAAATCTTCTTTTTGATTTTTCTGTTTGTGGCGACACAAATATTTAATTGCGTTGCCTTCTGCAAACGGGATGTTATTTCTGTTAATAAATTCTGATGGTTGAATAACCATAGATTTGTAATGATTCCCACCTACCTGCTTTTTATATATCTTATCATTCATTATCTACCTCCTAATATATATTTTCCTTGTGATGCAATTGTCCAACAGTCTATTCTTCCTCTGCTGTAAGCCACATATTTTAATCTTAACTGTGTAAAATATTTTTCTAATCTGGTTGCTGTTAAATCTACGACTACGTTATCGAATGTAAGACCTTTTACTGTATGAATATTTGCATATTTAACTCTGACATCGCCTTCTAAATCAAATCCTCTTTGTAAAATTTTCTTAATATAAATAATTCTATCTGGATCGGTCTTAGTTCTTATTAAAGAAAAATCTGTTTCATTTATAGAATTAGGTTTTAAGTATTCTTTATTAATTAAATCATCTATTAAATAATCTTTTTTAATCCAATCTTCAAAAGTTGCTTCTCCTTTACCACGTACAATTACTTTACTGCCCATATAATCCCAAAAATCTTTTATCTGTTTTAGTGGCATAGGTTTACCTTTAATAAATTCAGGCCATAATTTATGACATCTTATTTCTTTCTTTGGCACGTGGGCCGTGTTCCCTACATGTGCGAACTCTATACCATGCTGCTTAAAAAACTTCTTTACCCAAGAATCAGAAGGAGTTCCTCTATATGTAAATAAAAAAGTTTCATCAGTATTTTTAATTTTTTCTAATAATGTCTGCATAGCACTACAATTAGTTTGTAAACTAGGCAGGTGATAGTGTTTACCAATTATACCTTCTGCAGGTTTCCATATTCTGTCATACCCATAATAGTCCCAAATAGGTTTTATAATTTGTTTACATAATTCATTTATTGTTTTACCACATCTAAGACCTTGATCTAATTCTTCTGCATCTTTTGATAATCTATGATAGTAGTCTGCATCAGAACCTGCAAATTCAAATATAGTCTGGTCTGCATCTCCAACAAAATAATATTCTTTTGCTTTAGTTGCCATTTTATCAAGGGCTTCTCTTTGTGGAACGTTACTATCTTGTGCTTCATCTACAATTAATGCGTCTATGTCAGGCTCAATTGCCTTATCAATAAAATCCTGTATCATATCAGCATAATCACATACATGATTGTCTTCTTTATAATCGTCATATATTTTTTTCATCTGCGCTATTACATTTAAACTATAAGGTTTATAAGAAGTCTTATCGCACTCTCGCCAGTGCTCTGTTAAAGTTTTTCCTCTACCATGTGCATCAGCTAAATATCTATAAAATTTATGTTTATCGCTATTAAACTCTGATTCATTAACTCTTTGGAGTTTAAACATAGAGTCTTGTCGTGATAAATTAATATGGTCTTCATAACTAAATACTTCTTTCCTACCAACCAATCTATTTTTACAAAAACTATGTATGGTACATATTTTATACTTTAAAGATTTCTTCGTAAGGCCTTTTTCTTTTACTTCTGGTAATTTTAATATTGCATCTCTAATTTCTTCTGCTGCAACGTTAGTATGAGATAAAACTATAATTCTATCGTGAGTAAAATCCTTTAATAAATCTAAATATTTACCTGTTAAAAACTTTGTAGTTTTACCTGTTCCTGGAGGACCTGATATAAATTTAGGTTTAGGACGTAGTTTCATCTGGCAGCTCCTTATATTCTCCATCAATTATTAAATCATCTTTATCCATTTCTTGATCAAGTATTCTCCACGATACACAAGACTTGTCTCCAAACTTACCGTGATTCTTTTTTGCTTTTAATATTCTTTGACATTTAATTACTAGATCAACTCTAGGTAAATTTACTTTTTGTTTATGTAAATAATCCTCAAACTTATCTAAATTAAATTCTAAAATATTTTTTTCTTGATTAAAATAAGGCATACCAAAGTAAGCCAATTCCTTTTTATTAGTATATGCTTTCTCTTCTGAAATATAATTTTTAAAATGTTTAACAAATCTTAAATCTTCTTCTGCATCTTCAACATAATCTTTAGATTTTTCCCTAGCTTCATATTTTCTTCTCATTATCTCTTCAAAGTCCGCAGGTTTCATTTCTGGAATCCAAACAGATGCTTTACTAATTACAGCATCATAAAATAATTTTTTATTTCTAAGTGTTGGCCCATCTACCGTTATTGTTTTTTCAACTGGTTGACCTTGCACTACAGCATTTACTTTTACAAAATATCTATCACTTCCATACTCTGTAATTTCTCCAATAGATTCTCTTGCTTCTTCTGTTGTTGCTTCTTTTATACCTATCCAACTAAACAAAGTAGATATTGTTTTTGTAGAACAGCCTATAATCTCAGCAAGTTTAGGCATACCAAATTTTCTTTTTGCTTTTTTACTACTTGTTCCTTTAGTTCTTCTCTTATCTGCTTCGTCATCATTTGCAGCTGTTGCAATATCATAGACAAAATTATCTATTTCTTTTTCAGTCCATTCTGTATGTTTTATTAATGCTCCTGCAATTGCAGTACAGTATGCATCTCTTTGTCCAGAACTTGCATAGGTAATACATAAAGCTGTTGCTAATGCAATCTTACCTACGTCGTTAGTAAGATTACCAGGATACTCACTTATATCTTGATACCTCTCCCATTTTACAGTTTCATTTGCTTTACTATGTTTTGATTCTGGTACTATTGTATATCGTTTTGATTCATGTCTTATTTCACAAAGAGTTAAACCATGAGGGAAACCTTCACAAAATTTCTGTAATTCATTTGGTAAAATAAATTGTTTAAATGGTGCTTTACCTTTCCACCAATAGTGGCTACTTGGATTGCCTCTTCTACCAGAGACAGCGTCACAAGATTTTATGTGACTTGTTATAAATCTTTTTACTAAATCGTTATCTACATCAAGATCTATATCTTGATCTAGTCTTAGTGCTATTTCGCAGTGTGTGTAGTTTGTTCTCCATTCTTCTTTCGTGATCTTAAAATTTGGGTTTGACCAATCACTGACAACTGGTTTACCCTTGAGACAGGGTATAATAACCCTTCCTAAATCTAACCAATCTTCATAATTAACGGGAGCTTTATTTGTCTTATCATTCATAAATTAAAAAGTGGGCGTATCCACTCTCGCTTAGACGCCCACTACCTAGGATTTTATAAATTCAAAGATCTTTTTGTCTGCTCTTGAACTTCAGGTTTAGCTTGAACGTCGCCTTTATTTACAGATTCAGCAAAAGATTTTGCCATATCATAAATTGACTTGTCTTCTACTGGACCAGCTTTAGCTACATCCCATCCAAACCATGTTCCTTTGTCATTAGACATCTGAACAGTAGATAGATTATAAATGTGGCTATATGTTGGCGGAGTAAACAAACCATTCTTACCCTGTAGTTTAATACCCATCATCATTGAGTTCCATTTTCTACTAACTTTTAATTGAGTAGATTTCATAGAGATCAATGCAGTTTCTGGATTTTTACCAACTACAAGTACGAAGTGATTGGCAGTATTTTCAAGATAGTTACCATTTGGTAATCTATCTTTGTAAGATTTATCTCTAGTCGTTTGACTAACGATATCACTATCCGCATCGTGAATAGCTACAGGTGCACCACTGCTGGCACCTCTGTCTTGCCATTCAATATACTGTCTTTTATAATGACATGGTACAACAGAAATTTTGTCATACAATTCATTAGTAACAGTATTTATTATCTTGCCAGGTTCTGCCCCCTGAACATATTTTCCATGAGTTTTATTTACCTCTGGAGATAATTGGCCCAAAATTTTTAAGAAAGGCAACGCAAGATCTTCTTGCGATATATTTTGAGCGCCTTGTTGTGCATCAGCTTCCATATCAAATG